ACTCGCAGGCGTAAGCAAGGTCGGCAGCTACACTGGCAACGGCACCAGCAAAACGATCAACTGCGGCTTTACGTCAGGCGCACGGTTTGTGCTTATCAAGCGCACCAACAGCACAGGCGATTGGTATGTCTGGGATACGACACGTGGTATTGTTGCTGGCAATGATCCACATTTGTCGCTGAACACTACGGCTGTTGAAGTAACCACTGACGATACGATTGACCCTGACAGCAGCGGCTTTATCGTAAACCAAGTGTCGGCTACGAATGTGAACGTATCGTCTGCTAGCTACATCTTCTTGGCTATTGCCTAACCCACAGCACACATAGGAGAACACAACATGTATGCTAAACTAAAAGACGGGAACATCTCACAATTCCCCTACACCATTGGGCAACTCCGCAAGGACAACCCCAATGTATCCTTCCCTAAGAATATCACCACAGGTGTCCTGCAGAAGTATGGTGTTGTTGGTGTAGTAGAAGGGCCTAAACCTAACCCCGGTCCTTACCAGACTGTAGCACGGGATGCTCTTCCTACCCGCCCTGTCGTAGGTCAGTATACAGAAGAAACTGCACCTGTACCTGAGATGATTGGTGAGGACATCATTGCTAATTACTGGATGATTGGTTACCATGTCGTGGATATGTTTGCTGACACTACGGCAGAAGATGGCACCATCACCACGAAGGCTGAGCATGAGGCTACATACCAAGCAACTCTAGATGCTAAAGCTGCTGAGGGTGTACGAGCAAAACGTAATTCTTTAATAGCTGAAACAGACTACTTAGCCTTGACTGATAACACATTAGATGATACAACTATAGCTTACAGACAAGCCCTCCGTGACATTACTAGCCATGTTAACTTCCCGTATCTTAACGAGGAAGACTGGCCCGTTAAGCCCGTATAATAAGGAAGATTACAGATGGCAGATATTACAACACGTGATGCTGGTCGAGCAGGCACTGTTTACGATGTAGGTGGTAAGACTTACTATACTGAAAGAGAAGCTCAGAGGGCTGCAGCTGCTATAGATAATATGCAAGCACAGCAGCAGTCTCAAACGACATCTTCTGCAGATGCTGGTGCAGTTGACAAGGTTACGATTACACAGTTTGCGGATGGTAAGGTTGGTATCCTTTTCCCCGGCGGTGGCATCCAGCTTTCAAATAGCACAGACACAGATAAAGTTACAAAGGCGCTGCAGGATGCCTACGGCGACAGAGTGTCTAATATCATTCAGAGTAGTGTTACTTCTGACCAAGCTGCAGAACAGCAGAAAAGTATAAGACAGGACTACAGAAATAAAGCAGTAGACTTTGCTGATCGTGGCTCTGGTTACTACGCTGGCAGTGAAAACGAGATGGGTGTCTCTGAGGAGGACATTCAGAAGTACATCGACAGTAGTGCTAACAAACAAGGCCCCGGTTATACATCGGTCGATGAGTTCGTTCAAGACTCCCTAAATAAAGCAGACAGACTAGCTAGCCCTTACTTTGGTGATGCTTGGGATACGATGACTGACAAGCAAAAGCTTGCAGCCCACGAACTGTACTACCAAGGTAATGGTGACACAGGTAGAACCAATGGTCTATCTGCCAAAGATGTTGACTGGGTTCTTAACAAGGCTAATGATTTTAAGGGTATTGTTACTAGCCCTAATGCTCAAGCAATCAGCACAGGTTTTGATAAAGTAATTGGTCAAAAAGCTCAACCTGTAGCGCCAACAACAACGACTACTAAAGTAAATAGGCTACCTCCGAAGGAACAGAAACCCGCTGGGATGACTCAGGCTGGTGTTCCTATAACGGAAGTACCTGTTACGCCCACGACCTACGGGACTCAACAGACTGGTGGAACAACAACGTACCAGAACGGTATTGCTACTACAACTACTACCCCATCTGTTGGTTATACCGCATCAGGTACCTATCCTCAGTCAGCTACAACTGGTACTTTTAATTTACCACTACAATCATCTGGTCTGTCTGCTGTTCCTACTAGTGTAACTGTTGCGTCACAACCCGGTGGGTACACACAAGAACAGCTTACCAGAACTACCCCGGGTATGGGTGGTATGGCTGTTGGTGTTCGAACAGTTAAGTATACGAATGCGTTTGGTCAAAGCATCCCTGTTACTGAAAGCAACGGTACCCCTATCACGTATGTACCTCCGGGTTACACAAGAGGTGATGGGTCAACTGCTCAGCAGGGTATGCAGGTAGCTACTCCAGCAGGTACTATGACTGCTGGGTCATCGACTGGAACTAGAGGCCCCGGTGTTTTGGGTGGCGGTAGAGGTACAGGTTCTACCCCATACTCTGGTCCTATGTCTGGTGGCCCAATGTCAGAGAACCCTAACGCACCTAGACCTTCTTTGAGCCAGTTGTCTTCAAACCAAGAGCTTGTCATTGGTCCAGATGGGTGGTACGTACGTGATGCGCAAGATAACAATATTGCTACTCATATTCCTGGTACCCTTTTTGGTTATGCTGAGGGTGGTCAGTCTGAAGACAAGATGCTGGAAGCTAAGTACCGTATTGCTAGCATGAACGGCTATCAAGGCCCGAAGACTAACGCTGCCCTTAATGCTTTCGCTAATTCTTCGCCTGCTATGACTGCCAAGTTCAATGCCATCGGCGCAGCCTTGGCTAAAGGCGGCTACATGAGGAAGGGTTATGATAAGGGTGGTCTTTCGACTACTCTTGAAGACTTCCAAGGTATGCAGCAGAACCTAGTCACGCAGACTATGCAGCCGATGCAGGCACCTGTGGCTATGATCCAGCCGACTGAGCAAGACTTTATTCCTGCCACTGCTGGGCAAGTAGCACCTATTGCTCCTTTCGCTGAGGCAGCTACAGCACCTACTACTGCACAGGCAGGTATGCCCGTACTGACCCCTGCTTCTGTCATGCAGGCGGCTACTACAGCCCCTCAGGTACAGGCAGCTACTGACCAAATGCAGGCAGCACAGGGCCAAATACAGCCACAAGCACAGGTGCAGGCAGCACAGCAGGCAGATACTTCTGTTGCTGGGATGCAGGCAGCTCAGGGTACAGCCATTATGATGGACAACCCTGTGCAGCGGCAGATCCAGCAGGGTGAGCTTGTCTCTGGGGCAGCTAACGCACAGACTGCAGCTGCATTCACTGAGCAAGTACAGGCAGCTACTGCTACCCCAAGTAAACAGGCAACTGTTGCTGGTCAGCTTGAGGGCTTGATGCAGCAATTCGAGGGTGGCAATACTCCCCCGTGGGCAGCAGCATCCATGCGGAATGCTACAGCTATCCTTGCTGCACGTGGTCTCGGTGCGTCTAGCATGGCAGGTCAGGCAGTTATTCAGGCAGCTATGGAAGCAGCACTTCCTATCGCACAGATGGATGCTCAGGTACAGGCACAGTTCGAATCCCAGAACTTGACCAACAGACAGCAGCGTGCAATGATGGCAGCACAGCAGCGTGCTGAGTTCCTTGGTATGGAGTTCACGCAAGAGTTCCAAGCAAGAGTGCAGAACTCTGCTCGTATTGGTGACATTGCCAATATGAACTTTACTGCTGAGCAACAGATTGCCTTGGAGAATAGCCGGGCAGCTAACACCGTCAACCTGAACAACCTGAATAACAGGCAGGCGATGGTGATGGCTGAGGCTGCTGCACTGTCGCAGCTTGACATGCAGAACCTGAGCAACAGACAGCAGGCAGCAGTTCAGAACGCACAGAACTTCCTGCAGATGGACCTCACTAACCTGTCGAATGAACAGCAGGCTACGATGTTCAAGGCACAGTCTGTCATTCAGTCACTGTTCACTGACCAAGCTGCAGAGAATGCTGCCAAGCAGTTCAATGCTTCGAGTGAGAACCAGACGAACCAGTTCTTTGCTAGCCTTGCTTCGAACACTTCGCAGTTCAATGCTGTGCAGCAGAACGCAATGGATCAGTTCAACGTAGACGCAGTGAATACTCTGCGACAGTTCAACAGCGAGATCCAGCAGCAGCGTGATATGTTTAACGCACAGAATGGCTTGGTGATTGCACAGGCAAACGCACAGTGGCGTCAGAACATTGCTACTCTGAATACTGCAACTCAGAACCAAAGCAATATGGACTTTGCTAAGACGATCAATGCTCTTACTTCTACTAACCTAGATCAGATTTGGCAGAGAGAAAGAGATATTCTGTCGATGGCCTACCAGTCTGCTGAGAGTAATGCTGACAGAGCCTTGTCTATTACATTGCAAAAAATGGCAGCAGATGCTACAATCGAAGCTGCTAAATTCCAAGCAGATGTGCAGGCAGACATTGCCAAGGGACAGGGCTGGGCGGATGTATTCAGCACAGTCATAGGTCTTATCTAATAAAGGATTAAACAATGGCTGATTTAGCTAGCAGTAAACTAAAGAGTATTGCAGATGAGATCCTAGGGGAAGACCCTACGAAGAAGGCTGCGAGTAGTACGGCACGAGCCATTGGTCTCGGTGAGAGGGCAGCTGGTCGCACGCAGGCCAGCATGGAGTCTTCTATCAGAGGTATCGAAAGAGTTGGAAGGCAGATGCAAGCCGACAGTGCCTCTGACTCTCGTGAGAGAGAGCGTAAGGTGACTGATGATATGGCTACATGGATTGCTGCCATTCAGTCTGCTGGTGTACCTGAGAGTGTTGGCTCACCGCTTGACGCAGAGACAGCTAAAGAGGGTGCTGAGGGGTATCTGACAAATCTTGATGAAGGACGTACAGGTTCTGGTATGATGCGCCCTAAGTCTCGTGCTGGTGAAGCACCGTTCCCAGAGTACAAACTTAATGTACCTGAGGATGTAGCAAATGACACTGAGTTCATGACAAAGGTCGATAGGCTTGCTGGCATACATGGTGTAGACAAAGACGAGATCCTAAAGGTTATTCAGTTCGAGACAGCTGGTTCGTGGGATCCTGCTCAGAAGTCTGGTACGTCTAGTGCTACTGGCTTAATCCAGTTTATGCCTGACACTGCTAAAGAGCTAGGGACTACTACGGCTAACTTGGCAAAGATGTCTCGTAGTGACCAGATGGATTACGTAGAGAAGTATCTTGCTAAGTTTGAAGGTAAGATTAAAAACTTCGATGATCTCTACATGGCTATTCACTGGCCTGCCGCTGTTGGTAAGGGTGATAGTTACACACTGTATAAACGTGGCAGTAAAGCCTACAAAGCCAACAGTGGGCTAGACATCAACAGAGATGGCAGCGTTACTCGTGGTGAAGCAGTCTATAGAGCAAGATCATAAGGTACTGAAAGATGGTAAAAGCATTAGAAGCAGCAATCCCTGGGCAGTCTCTGACTGATGAACCACGTAACTATGCGTGGGAAAGACCCCCAGAAATAGCCGACCCTAACGAGGCTGTGGTGTATCACTTGGAGCGCATCACCACTGAGGAGGTCTTGGATAATGTTCTCTTCGCCATTGAGTATGGTGTTCCTACTAATGTTCTGGCAGAGATGATGTGCAGTGGGGCTGTAGCTAATGGTATCCACAGCATTGATGTCAGCCTGATTATCAAGCCTGTCGTGCAAGAGTACCTGAATGCCACAGCTAAGCAGGCAGGCATTGAGTACCGTGAGGAGTTCGGCAAGGAAGAAGAAAACGCAGAGCTTGCTAAACAGAAAGCTATTTCTCTTGTTAAGAAATCCATTAAGGCTAACAAGGACAAGGATGCTGGTGCTGACTTCTTGGAAGAAATGACACAGGAAGATTCCATGGACGACATGGAGCAAGAGATGCCAGAAGCACCAGAAGAAGATATGCAAATGGAAATGGACCTGGGTGAGACTGAGAAACCCCGTGGTCTAATGGCGAGAGGTTAAGACTATGGGCAGTTACTTTGCAGCTGGTTTCATCAAGGGTATGGGTGAGAACCTCAAGGAGCGCCAAGAGTATATCCGTGATATGACGCAGAGAAAGACTGACTTCCTTATGCAGGAGGGTCTTAAGCGTCGTGGTCAAGTGATGGATGCACGGGTAGAATTTCAGAAGGCTACTGACTTCCTGACTTCTAGAGGTATGGATGAAGATAAGCTGATTGCTCTTCTTGAAGAGAACCCTGACGAGATTGTTCGCCTTGCAAACAGAGGCCTTACTCTAGAGCAGAAGGAAGGTGTATCTCTGTCGGCTGAGATACTGAACAAAGCCGTAGAGATTTCCAGTGATTACCAACCTCAGGCTGGCTCCGTGTCTGAGGCTCTTGACCTAATCATGCCAGTGTTCACTAAGTCTGACTACAAGACACCTGAGGCCAAAGAGAAGGGCATCTTCGCTAAGCTGTTCGGTAGTCCTACCGAGGCTATTGACAGGAACGTATACGGTCAGAAGATCATGGGTGAGTACACAGGTGCTGACATTGCAGCAAGCATGGGTGGTCCACTACGTAAGCGTGGCCGTATGTCTGGTGATGTATCCGTAAGCTATGCTGGCCTTGGTTCTCCTCTGTCTAAATCTGAAATTAAAGTGATACAGGCTAGTGTTGTTGACGAGTATGACGCACAGTATGATTCGTTTAGTTCGACTGTACGCAGGTCTGTAAATGAACTGCAAGCCGATGATGTGTCTGAAGATACCGTCGATGGTATTATGGACAAACTAGGTATTACTGTAGGTGAAGACCTAACCTTCGAGGATAAGAGGAAGGCTGTACTCACAGAAACCCTTAAGGTTCAAAAGGAAGTGGAACGTATCGGTGAAGAGTCTGGCAATGCCCGTGTAAGGGAAATGATTAAAAGCCCGTACTTTGGCGTAGAGAAAGCAATTCCGTACTTCAAAGAGGCACCTAGTGCCTTCACTACTTCTTTCCTTGGGGCAGATGCTCTACAGAAGATCAAAGACTACGGCAAAGAAGTGGAACCTTTAGAAGCACCGACTGTGGAAACTGACGATCAAGAGGATGAACCTGATATCATTAACCCAATGGGAGTTGATACTGAAGGACTTGAAGTCATTGATACGGACGAAGCTGCTATTGAATACTTTGATAAAAACCCTGATGTACAGTATGCTATTGTTAATAATATTGTGATGGAGAACCCAGACTTTACTGAAAAGCGTCGTAAGGAATCTGCTGAAGCAGTCGGCATTCCAACTGAAACTGGTACAGCTGAGACTGGTTTTGAAAAATACAAAGAAGCTACTGGGCGAGACCTGCAAATTCAGACAAGAATTAGTAGAGTTTTGCAAGGAATGTTTGATGGTAAATACGGCGAATGGCGTACAGGTCTTAGAGATACAGACGTAGTAGAGTTCTTCATGGGTGAAAGCCCTGACCTTAAGGATAAAGAAGCTGTCGCTAATGCTTATGCTAAGCTAAGAAGTACAGAAGCAAGCTCTAAAGTCTTGGAGATGATTAAAGATAATCCAGAGTTGCTTACAGAACTAGAGGACGATCCAATAGGTTTCGTAAAGAAGTACATGGAAGGTTAAGGAGACTACCTGATGGATAGAAATGAAAAACTCCTTTCCTTGCAGAACCAACGGAAGAAAGCACTTGGTATCGAAGAGGATAAGCAGACTGCATCTTCTGGCAGCATCTCCCTACAAGACCTGACTGAGGGTGAGAACTTCCGAATTATCGAAGACTACATGACTGACAGGTTCGGCATGTCTTCGGACAAGTACGACAAGCAGGAGATCGTGGACTCGTACATTAACAACATGCGTCAGTTCTCCTTCGGTCAGTCTGTTACTACACTGCAGGAACTGGCCCACCTAAACCGTGGGGATGGCAGTGAGCTAGATGCACGCAGACTTAAGGCTGGTAAGGCATACTCCCTGTTTGACTCCATGCAGGGTGTATTCGGTGATGAACGTTCTAGCTTTGGGGATAAGGCTGATGCTGTGTATGACTATGCTCGTGCTCTCATTGTTGATCCTATCAACGTTGTGTCTCTGGGTGTTGGTAAACTCGCAGCAACTAGCGCAACAAAAGCTGCTGGTAAAGTCGCACAGGAAGCAGCAAAGCAAGCCGCTAAACTGGCAGTAAAAGAGGCAGCGGAGAAGGGCATTACCTCTAGGGTTGCTATTGAAACTGCTAAGAGAGAGGCCTCTCGTAGAGCATACACTAAAGCACTAGAGAGTGCTGCCTATAAGTCTGCCCTTAAAAAGTCTGCTGTAGCAGAAGTAGCTTTTTCAGGTGGCTTTGATACTGGCGCAGCTGTAGGTATTGAAGCAGTTAGGCAGAAAGCTCAGATGAAAGCCGAGACTATGGGCGACTACGATGTAGATCAGCTCATTGTTTCTGCTGCAGGTGGTATAGTTGGCACTGGTCTTTCCTTTGGCTTGACTTCAATGCGTGGCATTTCAAACAACACCTTTGCTTCCATTGAGCTTGAAAGGTCACAGGAAGTAACAGAAGCTGCCCGTGCTCTGTCAGCTAAAGAAGCTAGAGCAGCCCAGAGAAAAGCTGCCAAGGAACTGTCTGAGTCTGAACTGCAGAACGCAATGGACAACGATACGATCCTTAGCAAGATTGACGTAGTAGTTACAGAACTAGAGCCATTCATAGACAAGGTTCGTCGTGGTCTTGCTATGAAGTACGATGACCCAGAGAACCTAGCTACAGCCACTGACTCTGTGGTTGCTCGGCTGTTCTTCTTGGGTGATCGTAAGTACGGTATAACTGGCCTAGTGGATATCCTTGCTGAAGGTGGGCTGCCAGCGTGGCAGAAGCGTTCAGAGAAAGATACCTTCACTAACTACCTTGGTGATGTTATTCGTGTTCTAAAGCCTGAGACAAGACAAAAGGTAGACGAACTGTTCAAGGATGTATTCGGTAAGTTTGACAGCCCGTATGCTGAGCTTGGCATTGAGAAGTTCTTGGATGTGGATTCAGCTGAAATATCAGAAGGTGCCCGCCTTATGCAGCAGAAGGCTGCTATGAACCAGATCCTAAAGAACATCAACATTGCTGCAGGTAAGACTGCAAATGAAGTTACACCTGAAGAAGCTATCGACAATATACTTGATCCTCTTTCACGAGACGTAAGAGAAGAGGTGGCTAAGTTTGGTGAGAAGCTTCAGCAGAACTTTATCAAGATGCTGGTTACACATCCAGGCACTACGGCCCTTAACGCTATTGGTTGGAGCCAAGCTACTGGCATTCAAACAATGTCTGATATGCTGAGAGCACCACTGTACGGTGGCACTGCCATCTTCAAGGCACTCACGGGTAACCAGACAAAAGCTACTGAGTATGGCAACCTTGCTAGACAGATGGTATCTTTGCAGAAACAGAAGCTAGCAAACATGGTGGATCCATACATGACGTATGAAGCTGCCATGGACTACCTGACATACAGACCGGAAGCACAGAAGGAAATGTTCCGGTACATGGTTGGTGGTGTAGAAGTTGATAACGTTCTCAAAGAACTTGGTCTACCAGTAGGTGAAAAACTTACACGTACTCAGTCAGAAAAGTTTATGAACTTCATTCAGACTGCATACGGTGTCAAAGCTCAAGACTTTGTAACTAAGACCCAAGAGTTCATGTATGCTATCGACAAGCGTATCCGCTTGGAGTACGGCGTGAGCTACCAAGAGTTTCTAAAGCGTGATGACTTGGTTGAACACCTATCTGAAAAAGGTACAGACAAGTACAACCGCTTTATGAAGATTGAAACTGCTGCTGTGAATGATGCCCTACGTAATGTCTTCTCGAAGAGATACGGTGGGTCTGGGGGTTCTCTGCAGCGAGTAGCTGAAATGGTAGAGAATGCCCGTAAGCTTCCTGTCGTTGGTGCTATGATTCCCTTTGGTCAGTTCTTCAACAACACCCTCGGCTTTATGTTCGACCATACTGGCATCTCCCTGCTGCACAAGTTCGCAGTAGGCACTGAAAGAGATGCAATGGATCTTGTCACTAAGTCTGCCATTGGTCTTAGCTTGGTTGGTGTAGCAGCTAACTACGAGATGAAGAACCTAGAGGATGGCCTTGCGTGGTACGAAGAGCGTGACGAGACAGGTGCTATCCGTAACCGGATGTATGACTTCCCGCTTAGCTTCTACAAGATGGCTGGCCGTATTGCAGCACATGCTCTGCGTGACGGTGAAGTTCCTCAGGAACTGCTACAGGAAGCGAAGAATACCTTTGGTTTTGACCAGCTATCTAGACAGCTTGGTGATGCTGCAGGAACTGTTGGCGATATGCTGAGTGTACTTGCTTCGGGTGACCTGCCTGAAACTGGCAAGCTAATCCAGAAAGCATTCGCAGAGTCAGCTGCCATGTATGTCTCTGGGTATACTCGCTTCGCTGACCCTGCCAACCAAATCCTAGCTATGAGCCGTGGTGAAGACTATGTGTCTGCTGACCGTAAGCAGGGCAGTAAAACCTTCAACGAGAGTATCCGGTATATCGATCAGTTCTTTGCTGTAGCTATGGGTGAGGACATTGCTGAAGAGAAGAATGTAGCAACCTCTGGTGAGGCGCAGGGTGTACCTATCGGTAGACTGTTTGGTTACCGTGAGGTTCTCCCTCAGTCAACCGTGCAGCAACTCTTCAACGATATCGGTAGGCCACAGTGGATGACTGGCATTACGTCTGACTCACCTGAGGCGGTGAATGCATTCAACAAGTTCATCTTCCCGATCCTAGAGATGTATGCTGACAGCCTAGCTGATTCGCCTGTGTGGAAGTCTCTGCCCCTAGAGCAGAAGCAGAAGCAGGTGAAGCGTATACTGCGGGAAGCCAAGAAGGATTCCAAGGCATTCCTTGCTGAGTCTTACGATATGGAAGACAACAAGGTAGCCACCATCATGAAGATCACTGATAGTAATATCAGCAAGAAAGAGATGCGTGATGCCTTGGACATCTTCGATACTTCTGTGGATAAACTATGGGAGCTAGACCTACCGCAACTCCAACTGATTGACTTCTATATCTCTGATAGAAACAACAGGCAGAAGCTCTTCGAGGATACGATGGGCCTTAAGTAAAAGAAAGAACCCCCAGTTTTTAAGCTGGGGGTTTAGTTCAAGTATCGTTATTCTTTTTGTATTGAAGCATCCTGTCCCTATAACTGAATGCTTCCTCTACGATCTCTTCTGACCGTAGGTATTTGCCAGATGCAAGTAGACCAGCTAATGCACATCCAGCATAAAGATCCCCAGATGTGTGCTGAGGATCCTTTTCGATAGACTTCTTCAAGAACTCTTGGGCTTCCTGCTCAAGGGTTTTTGTTTGTTTAGGGGGAGTAGCCGTTAGTCGCCTAGGCTTCTTACTCGGTGTATTCATGCAGGCTAACCCTGTCTAATTATAGTCTGTTAAATTATAGCACTACTTATGCTTTTCTGCAAGTGCTTCGTTCATCTTGCGGAGGTACCACTCAGCCTTCTTCATGTCCTCCACAGGGTTGTTCTTGTAGCGGTAACGGTGCTGATACTTAATCATGTTGCCATGACAGTAAGCAATGAAACCATCTAGACCAAGCACCTGCTTGATGTAGTCGATACACTCAATGCCACCCATGTTGTAGTGCGCTGGGCGGTCTACTGGATCAAACTGTTTGGTTGTCATAGTCGTTCCTTCATGAATACTTTCACCCACTGTGCGCAGATGTCAGACCGTACGATATCCTGTACGCCAAACTCAATGACAGGCACAGGGAGCATGTGCTTCTTGGCCAAGTGAATGACCTTTGATAGACCGTCAGCTTCCTTCAAGTCAGACTGCTGAACGTCACCATTCAGGACGATAGTAGAGCCTTCACCTACACGAGTCAACAGCATCTTAAGCTCATGCGTAGTGATGTTCTGTGTCTCATCCACAATGATGAAAGCATTCTCGAAGCTACGCCCACGCATCAGGGCTAGTGGTGCCATCTCTACGTTACCGTTCTTGATAGCAGTCTCTAGCATACCCTTGCCCCAGTGTCTCTGCAGTACGTCTAGGACTGGCAGTGCCCACGGGTAGGTCTTCTCTTCCAGAGTACCGGGCAGATAACCAATGTCCTTACCGACAGCAATGTGTGGCCGTGTGATAACGATCTTGTCTATCTCTTTCAGAGTATAAAGATCAGCAGCATAGGTAGCGGTAACATACGTCTTGCCTGTACCTGCTGGACCTAGCACGAAGACCTGGCTGTACTGTTTAAATGAATCAACCAAGTCTTTCTGCTTTTGTGTTCTGGGTACAAAGCCTGAAGTAGACTTGCTGTCTGCACCCTTGTAGTTAGTCTTGCGTCTAGAACGTCGAGGCTTCTCAGGGAAGTCTTCCATTAGATTACTACCAACTCTGCTTCAGTGTACGGAATGTGAAAGAACAGTTCGCCCTTCTGGATGTACCTACCGTAGGCTTCCTTCAGGTTCTCTTTTGTTAGCAGGGTGTCCTTGATACGCCAAGCCTGCTTTAGATCTTTATCGAATACGTAGAAGTTAAGTACTGCGTCATCACCTGACAGCTTATCTAAGAGACGCTGCTTGCGTTCAGGTATGCGGATCTCTTCCCAGTGTGTCGGCCAGTCACCCGACCAAGCAGTTTTAACCTCTGCCTCGTTGTAGTAGGTGTAGCCGTTCTTCTGGGAGACTACATCAACAGAGAAGTTCTCTTGGTTGCTGATGATGGTGTGACCCTTGGCTGTCAGATGAGCCACCAGAGCCTCACGGGCTGGACCGTCATACGCTTGGTACAGGCTACGGCTGAATGCTTTACGTACCGCCATTAGCCCTGACCTCTGTACTGTTTGAAGCTACGTTTCTTAGACTTGTTCATAGAAGACTTCTTGATACTACCACGGGTCAAACCCTGTGATGTCTTCTTGTGTTTCGGTTCAGGTTTCCAAGCAGTACCTGCAAGCTTAGCCATTATACTGGACCTTCCGTTAGGAGTTGTTTCAGTTCAGAGTATCCACCGATATGATTACCAGATGAATCCCAGATCTGTGGTACAGTAGTGTAACCTGCCTTCTTGATTAAATCAAGTAACCACTTAGAGCTAGGTGACTGGACGTTATACACAGTGAACTGCTTCCCTGCACCTGTCAGCATTGCCTTGGCAGCATCGCAGAAGTTACACTGGTCTCTTGTGATAATGACGTACATGGTATCCTCATGGTGTGTTGGTCTCCTCTGCAGGACTCGAACCTGCAACCTACTGATTAGAAGTCAGTTGCTCTATCCAGTTGAGCTAAGAGGAGATAGGTGAGTAGTTTAAAGTCATACTCAGGACTGGCAGTTACGTCAAGTCTACAATCTCGCAGCTGTCACCAGAGCAAGCTAGTGTCTGACTACCTGCGGTATTGTCTTCTACTTCATAGTCTCTCAGCTTAGCCCAGTCAATGGCCTTAGGCATAACAGACAGAAGCTCTTCGTATTCAGACTTACCTACCTCTTGGTATGGTGCCTGCTGGTAGGTGTGCTCGTTGTAGGGCAGGAAGCTAACACCAGACATTTCGTCGAAGTGCTTGTACACGAAAGCCCCTACCTCGAACCACTCATCCTTCCGTACGTTGATAGTAACCGAAGGCTTATGCTCACACCAGTGCCGCTGGTATGCCAGCCAAGTCTCTAGCTGTTCGATGGCAGTCATGTCAGCTGTAACGATAGCCTTGTTAGGGGACTTCATCGGGAAGCTAAACACGGTAGTCTGCTCAGGCTTGAACACGTCAGGCTCGTTAGGAATACCCTGATCCTTCATGAACTGCGTAAGCGGATCCTTATTGTCGCCACGTACAGTACGAATGTAGTAAGGGGAATGACGAGCGTGGATACCAGAAGCAGAATCCACAAGTTGCGAGACGGTTCCAGAGGGCTTAACGCAAGTGATAGCAGCAGAAACAGGGATACCAAGACGTTCAGCCCACTCACGGTTAGTGTCAACAGCGATAGCTTTGAGATGTTCAAGGGTAGCCTCCAGTCCTTTGTTCTTTGTAGTAGTCAAAGGGTTGTCCATGATGCCAGTCATAGAGACACCAAGCAGACGTTCTTCCTCGGTGTTCTTCTGCCAGATCTTCCGCAGGTAGGGGAAGTTGGTGTAGGTAGACTGGATAGTACCTAGGATAGTAGCCAGCTTTACCTTACGTTCCAAGTCTTCCAAGGTATCAGTAGCACGTACCACCACCTCAGTCAGGTTACAGAACTGGTAGGGACGCAGGATAATCTCCGAGCATGGGTTGGTGCCAAACTCCCAGTTAGGATCACGACGACCGTTCTTCTCAGCCTGCTTCTTGCTAGCCTGTCTGTTGAAGATACCACGTTCACCGCTACCACTTTCTACCAAGGCCATCCACTCACGCATAAAGGATAGTGCATCAGGCTTCTCGGTGTAGCTCACAGAGTTGTTAGCCAAGGCACGCTGCGGGTCATTCTCCCACCAGCTACCACTCTTAGCGTGACGCATACGGTCATCACTCAGGTTAGACAGGGAGATCATAGCACTACGACGTACACCACCAACAACTACAACCTCACCAATCTTGCACATGATGTCGTGGCATTCGATGCTGGAAAGCTTACGGCCCTGTGCATCCTTGAACACCTTAACTACAAATGTGAACAAGTCTACTAGTGGTGCAGGACCAGAGGCACGACCACCGAATGTCTTCAGGCGGGCACCAGCAGGACGAACACGAGACACATCCCACTTGGGGATCTCACCACTAAACAGGAGTGCAATAACTTGACGCAGAGCTTTTGCCCAACCTTCCTTGCTATCCTTAACGACCACGATAGTCTCAGAATCAAAGAGCTGTGGTACTTCAGGGAGCTTCGAAACGAACTGCCGCTCGACACTGAACCCAACACCAGTACCGCAGAGCAGGATGAACATAGCCTCATCGAAGGACTTAGGGTCATCTACGGGTAGGTAGCTGCAGTTGTAGCCAGCGGTGTTGTCACGGGCTAAGGCAGGGCCAGCAGTCATCATAGCACGCATTGATGGCATGATCTCTAGACCAAGGATAGCTTCCCTGATTTGCTCGTAGGGTTCCCAGCCAGTCTCATCCTCTAGGACAGGGGCCACTAGGTTGTTCACGTAGCGGTCTACAGTTTCAGCCCAGCTTTCCCGACGCCCTTCTTCTTCCAGCCAGCGGGCATAACGGCTGGTGTGAATAAACGCTTGGTAGTCTGTTGGTAGATAGTTGCTCATCTCTCGTCTCCATTTCCCTTAATAGTCCCACGTGCTGCACGTCCGTACAGCTTCTCCAAGTTCTGCATAGCTAGGTCTTGCATGTCCAAGTTCAAGTCCCGTGCTAGTGCTGCAACGTACCACAGAACATCCCCTAGTTCTGCAGCTACCCCGGCACGATCAAAGTTGTTGTCCCGAAGCATCTTCTTAACCTTGTTGGCTACCTCGCCAGCCTCACCAGCAAGGCCCAGCGCAGGGTAAAGAAGCTGGTGTGTCGCTGAGTAGATAGCAGTCTTAGCTGCCATACTCTGGTAGTCATTCATCCCCAAGGGTTTGTGCTTGTATACTTCGTTGTAGTATTCCCAAGCTTCAAGATCGCCATCACTGATAGTGCTCATTGTGTTTTCCTTACATCTATATCTACTACTTCGGTATCATCCATGTCGTATAGTGCTACGACTATTGCTTCACGTACACACTCCAAGTCACTGTCTGGATCTGCTCCCAGAAAGTAAACGTCAGGGTCTATTTCGAGTAAGAGGGTAACTTCGTACAGCAAGTCGGAAACTCCTAGTTATATTGAGTGGTGTCTTCAAGTCAAACAGTTATTCCAGCCAGTCATCTGGTATAACTTTGTCTGCGTAGAGGAAGCCATGCTTCTTGCACCAGTCAGCATACGTAGTCTTTGAACCTTTATACAGCTTAGCACGACTGTTAGTAAAGACAAATCGTAAGTCTAGGTCAGGGTACTGATCCTTGATAGCGATATGTTTCCGCCTATCGTCATTCGTGAAGCGACCCTTAGTCTCTACTACGATACCATTGTGTAGGATAAAGTCAGGTGTGTACGATCTATGTCGTAGGTCTACCCACTTAAGCTTCTTCTCTTCATACGTATACCAGATACCCCTTTCGGTGAGGTACCTGGCTGTATCTTCTTCTAAGCCTGAGCGGTAGCCTTCCTTGATAGCACGTGCTCGAAGGTTACTGTATGGTCTCTTAGCCATTAGAAATTCGTGTCCTCGTTCACGTTAGGTGCCTTGATTACCTTGGTCAGGAACTCAGGACCAGAACGGTAGAGGAACTTCCGCAGGTTAGGCCAGCACTCTTTCTTGAAGTCACAGTAGCTGCACGAAACAGGCAGCTTTCTGTTGGGGCTAGTGGCAGACTGGGGTACATCCTCGTAGGATCTGTCAGGTATGTCACCCTGCACCATAGCCTTAGTCTTCTCTATCTCTTCTGCCTTCTTGTCTAGCTCATCAGAGAAGTCATAGATGTCTAAGCAGATGTGGCCATTCACCTTGTCGATAGCTAGGAAAGCACCACGCTTCTTGTCAGTAACAAGAGGATCATCCTTGGCAGCATACACATACGAGCTAAGCTGGCTGATGTAACCGAAGGGATCGTCTTCCCGCAGGTTACCCTCTTTGAATTTCTTGTAGGCGTAGGGGCTGGCAGACTTAACGTCGATAGTCATGCCATCAATGACTGCATCCCGGTGGCCCTTGATACCGTGGCAGTCCAGCCTGTCCTGTGTACCAGTGACTGTATGTCCAGACGATGCAGCAATGCTCAGGGCAAGCTCTTCGATCATGTCACCATAGAAGAACTTGAGCAAAGCACTGGCAGGTAGTTTCTCTGAGAGATCCGTGCGGTTAATCTTGTACCAAAGCTTACGGTCACAGGGTGTACCAATAGAAGATAGAGACAGGTAGCCACGTGGTTCCTGCGGTGCACTGAAACGCTTAGCTGACATCTCCGAAATGTTCTTACCCATCATCTCACCAACAAGGCTATCCCACCCGTTGTTTCCGAGGATAGTTTCGTACATGTCCTGCACGAGTGTGTCGATTGTCTTAGCCATGTTGTATCCTTTCTATGAGTTGCCCCCACCCACATTGCTGCAGGAAGGGGCGATAGCTTGGAGGAGAGGGAATCAGAAGGGGATGTTGTCTTCTTCTACCTGCTGTGCTGCCTTGGGAGTTGGAGGAGGAGAGGACTTAGCAGCAACAGTTTTAGCAGACGAAGAGTAGTCCTTGAAGCGTGGGCCACGTGGACCAGACCCACTCCCTTCAGTCTCAAGGGCTACGTGTTCGATCACTTGGACACCTTCAAGCCGTGTGCCCTTGCGACCGCTGCGGGTATCGTACACTGTGATGTACACTACACCCTTGCTGCCGTTACCAATGAGACCGTTCTCTTCGACATCCCATGGATCACCAGCAGCATCTACAACAGGGGGAGGACCACCCTGCCATTCCATTGCGGGGCGGAACTTGCGGCCAACAGTGACCTTCATACCACGCCCGTCTTCATCTGGCACCATCTTCTTCTGGCTACCAGAGGCTTGGAACTTCTTTGTATTCTCTTCGTCAAGGATGAGAGTGATCTTGCATTCACCATCAGTGTCAGCATTCCACTCAGCCTTGTCACGGTTGAACTCAAAGACCTTGGCCCACTCAAAGATGCCAAACAGTTCCAGTTCAGTTGCCTTTAGTTTCGATCCAGCCATTGCTGTTCTCCTTTCGAGTAATCGTATCATCGTATATACGACTTGGTTTAAAGCTTGTCAATGGGTCTCAGCCCAGTTTGTACCTACATCATACGAACCGGGTGTAGGTATCTTGAAGCCTAGCTCTTGGCCTGTCTCCAGCATACACTGTGCTTGGATCTGGCCGAGACGTTCAGCTTCTTCTTTAGTACCGATAACCTCCACTTGGTATTCATCGTGGATAAAACCAACCATCTTGAACTTGATGCCTTCCTTGCGGGCAACGTCATGCCAGCGTAGCAGGGAGTGCTTCATAAGGATAGACTCACCGGACTGTAGAATACCAGCAAGTGTCTTGTGCTTGCTTGGCAC